GGACCGCCTGGACGGCATCCTCACCACGCTCCGCAAGCACGGCATCAGCCCGCGCTACTTCGAGTACGAGCCGGAGCAGGACGCTCCCAAGGACGACACCAAGAACAACTTCTAGGAGCCTCACCATGGTCATGACCGAGACGGACCGCATCTTCCTCACGAAGGCTTATGACCGCGCCCTGGAGCGCGGAGACTACGACGACGACGTAGCCACCGTGGCGCAGTTCCTTAACCACGGGGGCGAATGCCCCATCCCAACGCTCATCCAGGCCGTGCGGGCAGCTGGGGCGTACTTCGGTCGAGTCGCGGGAGTGAATCCTTGAGTGAGCACCACCGCTCCACTAGCTGGAAGGTCATCCTCCGCACCGTGAAGCCACGGGTGGCAGCAGCCCTCCCGGCACCGTGCATCGAAGGGTGCGGGCAAATGGTGAACCCCGGCGACACCTTCGACCTCGGGCACATCGTCAGCGTCGCAGCAGCCCGACGCATGGGCTGGACGGAGCAGCAGATCAACGACGCATCGAACCTGGGGCCGGCCCACCCCAAGTGCAATCGCTCAGCCGGTGGCAAAGCAGGTCGAACCATCCAGGTGGCAGCCAACAAGATGAAGCGGAGGCTCCCCTCGTGGTAGCTCGGAAGACCCTCACGACACTGGTCATCATCGCCGGTGCCCTCGTGCTCGCTGCCCTCGTGGTCATCACCATTGCCACCCACTCCGGTGAGCAGACCGAGGACACCAGCAGCACGGTCGAGCAGTGCACCGCCACGCTTCAGGCCGACTACCCAGACGAAGACCTTGCTGACCTCTGGTCCGCATGCGAGGAGACGAGCAAGTGACGATGACCGCTTCTTTGACAGCAGCTTCGGAGTCCCCCGCCTTGGCAGCACATGTTTTCTATACCGAACGGTGGAATACCGTACGAGACTCCGGCATCCTCCCTCTCAACCAGTCGGAGTTGAACGAAGACCTGGCCCTTCGATCGGAGTTCCTGGAAGGTGCGCGGCTCCTGGGGGTGACCGGACGCAACAAGCACCCTCAGCCGCAGCAGCTCCGCCTCAGCGACGCCCTGAACGCTCGCTATCGGCGCATGGCGATCCTGCTTCCCCGCCGCAGCGCGAAGTCCACCAGCATCTTCGCAGTGGCACTGGGGCGGTGTGCGAGTCGTGAGGACTACGCGGTCGCGTACACCCAGATGACCACGGGCCAGGATGCCCGCCGCCGCTTCCGGAAGGACGTCATCCAGGTCATGGAACGCCTCTTCCCGAACAAGGAGGAGAACCCGTGGAAGCTCTTCCGCGGCAGCGGGTCCGAGCGCATCGAGTTCGCAAACGGTTCCAGCATCTCCGTGCTCGTGCCCGAGGCCGATGCCTTCCGTGGTGACGCCTACGACATGGTGATCCTGGACGAGGCTGGAGCAGCAACGCCGGAGATGTCGGAGGACATCGTGCAGGGCCTCCTGCCAACGTTGGACACACGACCGGGCGCGCAGCTCGTTATCGCCGGGACGGCTGCCGAGTACAGGCAGGGCAACATTCTCTGGGACTCCCTCCAGCGCGCTCGTGATGGGAAGACCGGAGCGGGCATCGTGGAGTACGCCAGCCCCGACGAGACCGACATGACCGAGCTGGACACATGGGAGGGCGCGAAGGCGCTGGTCCTCGCAGCGCACCCTGGCATTTCCACGGAGGCAGCACCGGACAATCTCACGGACCTGGACATCGCTCAGGAGCGCTGGGAAGAGCTGTCGCACGGACAGTTCGCTCGTGAGTACTTGAGCCTCTTTGGCACTGAAGGCGCGGCGCAGTACTTCCTGAACCAGGAGCAGTGGCTGGCGCATGGCACGGACGACAAGCTCCCGGACATGCCCACGGACCGAGCTGTCGGCCTCGCGATCACCGTGCACCCGGATCAGTCGTGCGCAGCCATCGTGGCAGCGTGGCGCGACGACAAGGGCCGTGCGTGCCTCTTGCTCGTGGACTACCGCACCGGCACGGACTGGCTCGCGAAGCGGGCGAAGGAGCTGGCATCCAAGCTTCGAGCCACAGTCATCTACGACAACGCCGGTCCGGTCCTCGTGACAGTGGAAGCCCTCCAGCGCATGCGCCCGCGCCCGAAGCTTGCACCGCAGACCTGGGCCAACGTCAGCACCGCCGCAGCGCTCCTTTCCAAGGAAATCAGCGACGGACGCATTGCGCATTGGAACCAGCCTGAGCTGAACACCGCCGTGCAGCTCGTGACCAAGCGTGGCACGCCGACCTCCAATCGTTGGGCCTTCGGTCGCCGGGAACCGGGCCACAGCATCATCGCCGCCGAAGGTGCGTCGCTTGCGCTCCGCTGGGTCGATGAGAACCCGAAGCGCGCCAACCTCCGCCCGAGCTTCGCCGCCTGATACAAGTTAGGATTTTGTAGCAAACGCACAGGTTCGCGAACCTGAGTCCTCCTCGCAGATAGTACAAATGCCGATACAATAGCGACATGGGATTCCTGGACTGGCTTGGACTGAGCACGCAGCGCTCCAGCGCCATCCTCCAGTCCACCAGCGTTGGGGTCCTCTCTCAGTACGCGCCAGCGAGTGACCTGGGAACCATCGTCATCTCCGACGTTCTGGGCGTGCAGCTCCAGAACCTTCCCATGACGCGCGGCGAGGCCATGAGCATCCCGTCCGTGGCGAAGGCTCAGCACCTTCTCACGAGCACCATCGCCCGTTTCCCGCTCCGTGCCATGGATGAGACCGGCGCACTCGCAACGCAGCCGACGTGGCTCTACCGCAGCAACGGAGACGTGTCGCCGTACGCACGCATGGTCGCCACGGTCGATGACTTGATGTTCCACGGTCGGAGCCTCTGGCTCACCACCCGTGGTGCCTCGGGACAGATTCTGGAGGCCGAGTGGGTACCCATCGACCTCTGGCGTGTCCAGGACGGTGAGTTCTTCATCGAAGGACGGAAGACGCCGCTCCAGCGGGACGAGATGATCCTCCACTCCGTGCCGCTCTGGGATGGCCTCCTCAGCGTCGGAGCATCGAACCTCCGAGGGGCGAAGGACGTGGAGCGCGCATGGCAGGGCCGTGCCCGCAACCCCATCCCAGTCATGGTCCTGAAGGTCACTGACGACTCCAACCTCACCCAGGAGGAAGTAGACCAGTACGTCCAGGAGTGGTCTACCGCGCGCCGTGCAGAAGGCGGAGCCGTGGGCATGCTGCCCGCTGGCCTGGAGATGGAAGTCCACGGCGAAGTCAGCCCGGACCTCATGCTCCAGGGCCGCAACGCCGTCAAGACCGACGTCGCCAACTACACGAACGTTCCGACCACGCTCCTGGACGGCTCGCTGTCTGAGGCGTCGCTGACCTACACGACTAAGGAAGGCGAGCGGAACCTCTTCTACGACCTCTGCCTTCCGTACTGGATCGACCCGATCATGCAGCGCCTGAGCCAGGACGACTGCGTACCTCGCGGGACGCGCGTGCGCTTCGACATGTACGACGTCTACGCCCCGACGCCATCGCCCACTGGGCCGCTGGAGGAGGACTGACCATGACCGAAGTTGTCATCGATGCCGGAACGCTCACTGCGTCCGAGGAGGACCGCACCGTCACTGGCTTGCTGGTCCCCTACGGCGAAGACTGCCGCTCCAATCTCGGCAAGTTCAGCGTCGACCCTGGCGCATTCAAGCTCCCTCACCCGTCCGTGGTCGGCTTCAACGTCGAGCACGCGCGTGAGGACTCCGTGGGGCGCGCAACCGCGCTCCAGGAGACCCCGGAGGGCATCGTCGCGACGTTCTCCGTCGCCCCAGGTGAGGACGGCGACGCCGCCCTTGCTGACATTCGTTCCGGACGTCGGAAGCACCTGTCCGCCGAAGTGGCGCACGTCGTCATCAAGGCAGGCAAGGCAGTCGGCGGACGCCTGTTTGGAGGAGCCCTCGTGCAGACCCCAGCTTTCCCATCGGCAACGCTCCTCGCGGCTGCCGCAGACACCGAGGTTGAGCCGGTCCAGCCGGACGACCCCAAGGCAGAGACCGAGACCAAGACGGTCACGAACGCAGACGGCTCCCAGACCGTCACCGTGACCTCCACGCTCACCGAGACGGCGGCTGACGGCACCACGACCGTCACCAAGTCCGTGACCACCGAGACCATCGCCA